TACTATCTTCAGAAATTACCAAGTCGTAATCTTGTAGCAAACTGATTCCGTATATTACGCTATCCGCTCCTTTGATCGTTGGAACTACATTATTACCCAACGAATTTAGTTCGCTTATAAGTCTTGGTTCTGAGTTGTCACCAACTATTAAATCCTTTTCCGCAAAGTCTGAATTCAATCGTGCTATTTGACTTGTGGTTAATGCTTGTTTATAAAACAATAGTTTAACGTAAATAACTTTGTTTGCTTTGTCTATGTTTGTTTTTACTAAGGTTGTCGGGTCTGCACTGAATCCGTAATCTTGTCCGTAAACGTTTGTTCCTATTTCCCTAAATTGTCCGATTTTCCAATTGGTAAATATTACACCTTCGGCTTTGTCCAACCAACCCCCTAAAATTGTATGCTTGTATTTTTCGGGTCTTCGTGTTTTTATATTTTCGACTTGGTTTAAGAATGATTCCGATAAATTCTCTATGTTGTCTAAGTAAGTCGTATGTATGTAAGTGGTATCGTTTTTAATTAGCGTTGCGCCTTGTTCTATTCCTTTGCTTTCAAAAAACTTGTCATAAATAAAATGTTCCTTTGTCGTGGGGTTAAGGATTAATATAACTCGGTTTTGTTTTGTCTTGTGTCGAATTGATAAATCTATTTTGTCGAAGGTGTCTTCGTCCGTTAGTTCTTCGGCTTCGTCAAGTACCCAAGTCGTTACACCCTGCAAAGATTTAAGGTTTGCCGTTTGTGTACCAGAACTTGTTTTAATTCCTTTGAATATTATTTTGCTACCCGTTTGCAAATTTATTATTTCGTCTTTTGTTACAAGAAAGTTTTCTTGCATATCCATCAACTCAATCTTTTCTATGAATTCGGGAATGATTGAAATACCCGCACTTACTAAAGTGTACCGAGTAAACAAGACAACGTGTCCGCTTTCCTTTGTAAGCAATAATAAGAACGTAGTAACGCTATACGACTTCGACGAACCCCGACCACCCGTTACAATAAAGTAACGAGAGTCACTACCTAAATAATTAAACTTCGGGTTTAATACTATCAATTTTAAATAAGTCTTTTACGTCAAAGTCTGAGACGTTTAGGTTTGTATCGGTTGTTTGTTTAGGCGCTCCAAATGCGCTATCCATTACCGCCTTGTATGCGTTAACATCGCCTTTACTTGCTTTGTTTAACATTGCTAACGTAATCATTTCTTCTTGTGTTAATGATTCTATTTCGCCCGTTAAAACGTTCTTATGTTTAGTAATTAAATCTAAATATTGTCGTGCTATCGTACTTCGGTTCTTTGAACCCTTTGGTCTTCCGTTTGGATTAGTAACTTCGCCTTTTTTAAAAGATTTTAAGTTTTCTTCGTTTGCCATTTTTCACTATTGTTTCACTATTGTTTTACTTTCAGATTGTATTTTTCTTTTTAACTTTTTTAATTCTTTTGTAATTTCTAAATGGTGCATATTTGTTTTTATCCATTCTTCGGTTACAACCTTTTTATTTAAGTAAGCCATTGCGTTAGTTAGTCTCATTTTCGTCTTTGTATTCGTTTACAACTTTGCTTAATCCGTTTACTACTTCTCGTAAACAACTCCCGCAACTTGTCGGTTGCCTTTTTTGTGAAAAGACACGGTTATATATCTTAAGTAGTTCCCTTTGTTCGCTTGGAATTAAAACGTTTGAATTTAAAACTTTTGTTGTTGTTAAGTATTTGTATTCGTCTTGAGTTAAACACTTAGGCTTTAAGTAAGGGAATAGTTTATTTAATTTTTCCTTTCGTTTTTCACACCCGCAGTCTTCACCTAATAACCATTTGGCTACTTTTGCTATTCCCGTTTTTTCTAAAACAATTTCGATTGTGTCTCCTAATCCAGTAGGCTCGATTAATGTGTTTTCTTCAATGTCAATTTTAGTAAGTTTTTTCTTTGCCATAATTTCTATTTAATTAATTCGTAATCTTTGTTTTTATAATCTTGGTAATTTTCTTTTAAGTTTTCTTTGATTCGTGTTTTACAATACTTCAACGTATGGAAAATAGACGTAACCGATATATTTGTTTCTTTGCTTATTTCACGCATAGACATATCGGAATCTTTATATAAGTTGAATAACATTTGGTCGTACCAATGCCATTCATCTACTACGTTTTCAACTTGGTTCAATATAGAATTAAATGATTCGTGTTTTTCTACGTCTGGAGCTTCGTCGGGTAACATAGCGATTGAATCCAAATCTACTTTTTGCATTTTGTTTGCTTTATTAACGTGTTGTAAAAATGTATTCTTGAGCGCAAACCAAACATAACTTTTGTTTAAGTTTCCGTTGGTAAATAGTTTTTCTTCGTTGCTCCATTTCAATAACATTAAATAAGTTTCTTGTACTATGTCTTCAGCAAAGAAATATTCTCCAAATGAGTTGACTATCTTAACCCATTCTTTATGATGCTTTACAACTTTGTTAATCCACTCCAATTTTCTTTTGCTTAAATATTAATCAAATATATGTTTATTTTTTAAACAAATAACAAAAAATCTTATCAACAAACTTTTGTTAAATAAAAAACCCCTAATTAAAGGGGCGTAAACTTATTGTAGTTTCAAGCGGTAAATATACTTGTCTATCTTTTTTGCGGTTTCTAAACTTACGTCTTTACCTTGTAAAAATCGGTCTATATTGTACTGGTGGAATTTTTCACCTCTACCTTTTATTTCCTTAACAACTTGGTTTCGTGTTCGTGTTTTGAGTGCATCAATTAAACAAGCTCTTAAATTATAATCGTCTATTAACATCGGTCTAAATTTATTTCGTTTTCTTTTAAGATTTCAAAGAACTTTTCCCTTATGCGCTCAACCATTTCAAATTGATTTTCTTTGAGTTCTTCGTACTTCCAAATGCTTCTTAATTCGTCTTTGATTTCAGTTAATGAGTGCCACATTTTCATTGATTTTACTGCTGATTCAAATTCAAATTGGTCATCTGGTAGGTTATATTCAAGTTTTACTTTCATATTTTAATTAATTATTTAGATTAATACTTAATTTTCATACTTACTGCACATTTTAGTTTAATATAAGGGGCAATTTTTACCCCTTAAACTTTATTAAAATGGTAAATCGTCTTGTTCGTCTTCGTATTGCTGAATAATATCTTTTCTAAACATTTTGTCCGCTTCTTTATTCGCAAATTTTTCAGCGCTAAAGGTTTCAACTGCGTTAATTTGCCAACCTTCAATAGTGTTAAAATACTTTATTTCGCCTTGTGGACTTTTCCATTCACGCCCTCGTAAATTAATACTAACTTCGACTTGTTCGCCTATGTTATTTTGGCTTATTAAATCGGTTTTGTCTTGTGTGAATTGAATTGTAATATACTGCGGGAACTTTTCGTCCGTTAATAATACTACGTCTTTACTTTTGAATTTTTCGCTTACTTTTCTAAGCGTTCCCACGTTGTGGATTTTTCCCGTTACTTTCATTTTTTTAAGTAATTATAAGTTAGTGCAATAGTGCAAACCCAACCCCAAACAATTGCTGGGGTTAAAAGTATTGTTAAAAGTGTTATCATATTGTTTTTTTTAAGTTATATTCTTTTAATCTATTTAAAAAATCTTGATAATTTTCGTCAATATCTAAAACGCCTTCGCCTAAATAAATTTTAGTCCAAGTACCCATATCTTTAAAACTTTGTAATCTTTCAATTCTAAAAGAAAATTTTAAACTATTTTTAATAGTTACTTCAAAAAAATATATATTCATAAAATTTGAATTAAATTATTATAATATTCTCTACATTCTTCTATTCGTGTTTTGATATTCTCAATAATAACATCGTCTTTTATTATTTTAAACGTTTTTAAGCGCTTTTCTTTTGGTATATGTCCAAACGTATGCTTTGATTGCACAAACGCTCTTAAATCCAAACTTTCCTCAATTAAACTTGCTTTCCAGTGTTCCCGCCTAATTTCGTCTTCGACTATTTGTAAAGGGGTGTCAATCAAACAATAGCATAAAAGAGCTTCCGTTTTATTCGTAAGCCATAAATAACCTTGCAATTGATAAAAATACTCTTTGTTTTTTAGTTCGGTATCGAAAAAAGGAAATGTTGTTGCGTCCCAACTACTCTTTACATCGAGTAAAATTTCGTCCGTGTTTACGTCGGGCGTTCCCATAATCCAATCGTTTTCAAAATGTTCTTCGTTTTTGTAAATGAATCCTAAATTCAAAACGTCGTTGCATAAAGCAATTGATAGTTCTTCAACCTCGTTTCCTTTGTCGGTGTAACGTGAACTAAATTCTTTGCGTATTCCGTAAACTTCTTGTACTGCTAATTCTTGTAAGTAAGTCTTAGTGGTTTGGCTTAACGTTTCCCCTTTTGTTTTGGGGTTCGTCATTATTTTACCAATGGCGGAGCATCTTATTTTCATAATTCAAGGGTTTTTAATTGTTCTGGTGTTAATTCGAAAGTCTTTGTAAGTTCGTCCATTGTATAACCGCCGTCGCTTATTGCCTTAATTGCCTTTGCTAATCGTTTATCGTCAATAGCAACTTTTTTAGTTTCGTTTTTTGCTTCGGTCTTTACTTGTTCCCCTCCAGCGTCCGTATCTTTGTCCGTAACTAATCCTAAACAACTTGATAAAGAGTACCTTCTCAAGTAGGTACACGCACTCCCAAAAACTTGGAAATCATTCATTCCCTTTAATTGTACGTTTTGCGGTATTGCCGTTTTGCTTTCGAGCGTTTCCCCACTTTCAACGTGAAAAACGATAGTTATTAAATCCGTGCCGTGAATCAATTGCGTAAACCCTAATCCGTGCTTTTTTAGTAGCGGGTTTATTACCTCGAAAATCTTTGGTAAATCTGCGTAAGTGTAGCCATAACCTTGCGTTGCTTTGTGAATCGTTGGAACTTCTTGTTGAAATTCTGCTAAACTTTTAAATAAGTGTTTCATTTTTATTGGTTTTATTGGTTAGTAATTATATGCAAATATAACAAATTTATTAATACGCAACTATTTTTTTAATTTATTTTTTTTAATTGATAATTTTTTATAATCCAAGTATCTTCTTTAAATGCAAATTTTCCGTCTAATTCGCCCTTGCTTTTAAAAGTCTTTAGTTTGTTTACTTCGTGTTTTGGTAACATTCCCTTTATCCAAACTTTGCTATAATCGTTTAAAGCGTGGATAAAACAATAATAATGGCAATCTTGTTGATCGTTAAATGTACTTAAATGACAATTATAATAATCTTTAGGCGCTACGTTTGAAGCTAAAGTTTTACATTCGATTTTATAGCCATCAATCAATAAATCGTAATTAAATTTCTGGGAATGAATAACTTCTTTGCCTTTGTTTTTATAATAATCAAAAACCATTATTTCACCAAGCGCCCCAATTAAATTTCCTTTGCCTTTAGTTAGTGAATTATTTAATTCTTTAAAATCGTACAATATTTTCGCTCGTTCTAATTGACTGCTATTTACGTTAAGTTCTAACATTTGTTTTTTTGTTTGTAAGTTTCAATTATTTCTTTTAATTCGTCCCTTGTATATTTTCGTGTTTCGTGTGCTTTGCCTTGTAATTCAATTAATTTTTCTGCTCCAATTCGTTTTTCTATTCCTATCTGGTAGTTCAAAAGGTTGCCGTGTAAATATTGATTGCAATAAACGCATTGTGCGTGTACGTTGTCTTCGTCGAATGTAACGGCTTTATGTCCGCCCATTGAATAATAATGTCCAGCGTCAAATTTTTGACCTAACTGAGTACCGCACGAAATACAACCTTTGTTTCGGTCTCGGTTTCTTATAAAGGAATTAAAATAAGTTTGCGCTAATTTTGTAAGTTCTTGAATCGTTTGTAATTTTTCCTTTAATTCGGTTTTTCGTGTTTTCCAATCTTTTTCCTTTTGTGAGTTAACCCAAACTTTTATGCAAGGTTCGTCTAAGCAAAACTTTTGGTTAAATCTTATTGGCGTAAATTCCGCCTTGCAATTTTTACATTTTTTCATCTTAAAAATTATTTATTTTAATTTCGTTTTCTAATTCCTTAATTCTAAATTTCAACTCTAAATTTAATTGTTCTAAATTGTTTGAACTTGACGAAAATATTCGTGCTTGTTTTTCTAAAACTAAAAAAGTTGTTAAGACCTCCGATAATTCATTTTCGGTTTCCTGCATTGAATTTAACAAGTCGGTTCGGTGTCCGTTTTTTTCTTCGATTTCCTCACGGCTTATTTTTAACTTTAATAAAGTTTTTCGTAAAATAGCGGTGGCGCTTAATAGTTTAATTTCCATTTTTATTGTTTTGCTTTTTTATTTAATTCGTCCCAAATATCAAGTTTTTCTTGTTGTTTAAAAATTGGCGATTGTTTTGGTCTTAACTTTTGTAATGGGTCAATTGAATCAATTGTAAATCCAACCCCGTAATTATAATTGCATAAAACGGGAACATCT